CGCGCCAATGCGATCCAGGATGGCCTCGCCTCAATCGACGAACTGGAGCGAGGGCTCGACGCCGCGACACCGGTCTAGCTACAGCCGGCCGCCATTGTTTCGGCTGCCGTTGCGGGCATAGCCCAGCGCGAAATCATTGCCGGGCATGTGCGGGAAGCCGCGAAAGTTCAGGCGATTGCCGAACTTGTCGCGGCAGGTGCCGAAGCGCTTATCGCAGCCGGCCGTGACGGTGAACGCATCGCCGGGCGCGATCACCCCGGTCATCGCGTTCCAGAGTTCGATCGTCGGCGCGCCGACGACGTCGCGCTGCGTCTTCACCACGGCGCTGCGGCCCGAATTGACGCCGCTGCTCCAGCGCAGCACGCCGCGTTCGAACCAGCCGCTCGCGAAGGCCTCCAGCCCCGAGACGGTGAACCGCCTTCCATCCATCGCGGCGACGACCGTTCCCTCGCCGCGAAATGCGGGAAGGTCGAGATCGACCTTGCATCTGGCGTCGCCGAGATCGGCGTCGCAGGCCGCGCGGAAAACACGCCCCTGCGGCTCGTCCAGCCCGGCGGCAAGCCCGCGGATCTCGACGCGGAACGCGCCATCCTCGCGCAGCACCTCGCCGATATGGCCGACGCGCAGCAGCAGCCTTTCCTCCGGGGCGGACCAGTTGACCAGGAAGGTCTCGATCCTGGCGTGGTCGAAGCTGCCTGCGGCAAGTTCCGTCTCCGACAACCGGTCGGAAACCAGCGCGCCGGCGACCTCCATGCCGCCTGTCACCATGCCGGTCTCGGCGCTCGCCTCGCTCGCCGAAAGCCCGGTCGCCGCCTCGAAGGTGACGCCGTCGAAGACGAGGTCGCGGTCGTGATCGGTGAAGCCGAGCACGGCGCCGTCCTTCCGGGTCAGCCGCCAGGCATGGCATGTCGTCGTGGCGTCGCCGGAGAGATGCGCCTCCAGCGCCTCTGGAAGCTTCCTCATGCGCGGATCTCCACGATCGGGATCGACGGGATCTCGCCGGCCTCGAAGGCGGCGAGGTTGATCACGAGCTGATCGGTATCGAAGCGCACCGGCACGTCGAAGCGGAAGCCGGCGGTGACGAGCGCGCCCTCGGCCGGCGCCCCGGCGAGCGTGACGAGGCCGGTCGCCGGATCGACGGCGAAATCCTCGGTCGAAACGCCGTCGATGGCGACAAGCACGCTGCCCGCGACCGGCTTGGCGATCCTCCGCTCATAGGGCGCATGCAGGCCGCCATAGGTCTTCTTCAGCGCAAACACCGTCGTCTCGTCGTCGCCGGTGCCGAGCGCCTGATCGGTCGCGGCCGGGTCGGTTCCCGGCGGCGCGGAGGAGTCGTCCGCCCGGTCGCGCCAGCGAAAGCCGAACAGCCTGCCGCGCCGCTCCTCGAAGAAGGCGATCACCTCATGGAGGTCGGCGAGCGAGCGTACGCCATAGCCCGCATCGTAGCGACGGCGCGATTCCGCCCAGCGCGCATTGCGCCGCTCACCGCCGGAACCGAGCGTCACCACCTCGGTCCGTCGCTCCGGCCCGCCGGAGGATCCGAAGGCGATATTGGTCGGAAAGCGGATCTCGTGAAAGGCAGGGATCAGCGGCATGGCTCTCCTTCACCTCTCCGTGCGGGAGAGGTCGACGCACGACGTGTGGCGGGTGAGGGTTCAGGGACCGTTCCGGAAATGGCTGAGGGCAGGCTCCTTGGGCCGTAAACCCTCACCCGGCCCTGCGGGCCGACCTCTCCCTCAGGGAGAGGTGAAGATCGACGCTACAATCCGCGCCGGCCGCGCCCGACGGCGCGGGCGAGAGTCGCGGCGACATGCGCCTCGGACTTGCGGAAGCTCTGCGCGTCCGGAGTCTGGATGGCGATGTTGACCGTCACCGGCGCCGCGCCGCCTCCGGCGACGCCGAGCCGGCCATCCGGCCCGCGCGCCAGCGGCATGATCGCCTCGGCCCCCGCCTCGCCCATCAGCCCGAGCCCGCCCGACAGGGGAAAATAGGTCGGGCTGGCGACAACGCCGCCCTTGGCGAACGGCCTTATGCCACCGAAAGAGCCGACGAGGCCGGAGAGAAGCCCGCCAATGCCGCTCTCGATCGGCTTCAGCGCGGCGTTCAGCGCCATCGTCGAGAGGCGCAAGGCCAGCCCTTTCAGGATGTCATCGAATTCCTTGCCGCCGACGACCGCGTCGCGAAACGCCCGGCTGATGGCGCCGGAAAACCCGTCCGCCTGCCTGGCGAGGCCGTCGAGCGAGGCGGTGAAGGCGGAGGTGTCGGCGGTGATGCGGACGGAGAGTTCGTCGATCGGCGTGGTCATGATGGCTCCCTTTTTCGAGCGTGCTTGCGGCAGTCCTGATCCCACGACCCAACCCGCATCTCTCCGGCCATCATCCTGAGGCGCTTCGCGCCAGCGAAGCCTCGAAGGAGGGTCCAGCGGAACTTTGATTGCTGGTCGACGGGCGCTCTCTGGATCCTCCTTCGAGGCCCGGCTATGCCGGGCACCTCAGGATGATGACCGAGGTACCGTCAGCGCTCCGGCCGAGACTGATCCGGAAAGCGCCGCGCCAGGTCTTCGAACGCGGCGCGGTCCATCGGAGCGCTTGTCCCGCCGGTCAGCCCCTCGATCGCGGCGGCGAGTTCGCGCGGCGTCAGCGACCAGAACTCGCGGCTTGAGAGCTTCAGCACACCGAAACCGATCGCCATCGCCTCGCGCCAGGGGAAGGGCTGCGGGTCGGTGGCAAGCAAGCCCCTCACCCCAGCCCTCTCCCGGTTTCCGGGAGAGGGAGTAAACCGAGCCTCGGCCGACGGAGCAGACTGAAACTCTGGAAACGCAGACCGAGCATCGAGCGATGGATTCTGCGCCTCCACCCCATTTGACGCCGCCAGTCCGCACGAATGGCGCTGGGATCGATGACGCCCGTCCTCTGCGCCCTCGCCCGCTTGCGGGAGAGGGCCGGGGTGAGGGTCTTGCTTGCCTTCCTTCACCCCGCTCCCCCGCCAAACGTCGCGCCGAGAAGCTCCGAGACGATCGCGGCAAACCCCGCCGCGCCGCGCGGCGTGCGCATTGCCGCAACCTGGTGATCGTCGATGCTTTCGCCCGCGCCGCGAAGCCCTGCGCCGAGGACGCGGATCACGTCGCGGGCGGAAAGCCGGCCCTCGCCGAAGCGTGCCGCCAGCGCCGAAAGATCCTCCGCGCCGAAGGCCGCTTCCAGCTCCGCCAGCGCGCCCAGCGTCAGGCAGAGCACATGCGGTTTGCCGTCGAGCTCGGCCTCGATCTCGCCGCGATGCCGGTTCGCCATCACGCGGCCACCGCGAAGCTGACGACGCCGGCGGATTCCAGCGCGATCTCGTAGGTGACGGCGCCATCATGCTCGCCGCCATAGTCGAGTGCGGTGAGTTGGAACGGTCCCTCGAGCGTGCCGAAATCCGGCAGGATCAACTGGAAATCGCGGATCGCGCCGTCGAAGAACAGCGTGCGGATCGCGGCGTCGGTCGCGGCATCGCGAAAGATGCCGGAGCCGGAGACGCTGGCGCGGCGCACCCCGGCGCCGGCCAGCAGTTCGCGCCAGCGGCCGGCGGAATCCGTATCGGTGATGTCGACCGTCTCGGCATTCAACGCAAAGCGCCGCGTCCGCATCCCAGCCACGGTCGAAAAATCGCCGGAGCCGGTGGTGTCGATCTTCAGGAGCAAGTCCTTGCCCTTCTGCGCCGTCATCCTCTATCCCCTTTTCATCCGCTGAAACCGTTCGCCCGCATGGAGCCGGCTGCCGATGTCCGAAATCGAAGTCGTCCGCGCCACCGAGAGCGATATCCCGTTCATCGTCGCCACCGAGCGGCGGCCGGGTTTTGAAAAGCTCGTCGGGCGCTGGGAGCCGGCGCAGCACGCCCAGGCCATGTCCGAGCCGCGTTATGCCTATTTCCTCGCCCGCAACGCCAAGCCGCTCGGCTTCGCTCTGCTGCGCGACTGGAACGGGCCGGAGCGCTCGACGCTTTTGAAGCGGATCGCCGTCGCCGAGCCGGGCCAGGGCCATGGCACGGCGCTGCTCAACGGCATCATCGAGCGCGTCTTCACCGAGACGCAGGCGCACCGGCTGTCGCTCGGCCTGTTCCCGCATAATCTGCGCGCCCGCCGCGCCTATGAATCCGTCGGCTTTCAGGCCGAAGGCATCTCGCGCGGCAGCGCCTTTGTCGGCGGCGAGCATCACGACGAACTGGTGATGGCGATCCTCAGGCCCGACTGGCTGGCCCTGAAAAGCTAGTCTTCCACCAGCGCCGCGACGCGCACGACGCCGTGCTCGGTGATGCCGTCCGGATCGAGCCGGACCTCGGCATAGGTGACGCGGACCAGCACCAGGGCGTGATCGTCGAGCGTCAAAGGCGCGTCATGCAGCAGCCGCATCAGATGGCCGATGATCGTCCAGGCCTCGCGCTTGCCGATCCCCCGCGACCAGACATGCAGGTCGAGGCGGATGTCGCCGCCCGGCTCGGTGTCGCTCGACCAGTCGGCCTGTCCGCTCGCGCCCAGCGTCACCGAGGGAAAGGCAGCAGCGCGTGGCGCACCGTCATGGATGCGGTCGCCGACCAGCGCCACGAGGTCGGCATCGGCAGCAAGACGGGCGACGACCGCCGCCTGAAGGTCCAGCGCGGCAATCATCGCGGTCTCCTCTTCAGGCGGCCCAGCGCCGGAGCGATGACGGGATCGGCCGCGGCACCGAGCGCACCGAATTCGCGGGCGAACAGGTTGTCGCCCATCAAGGCGACATCAATAGAAAGGCCCGTCCGAGGCACTCCGAAACCAGAGGACGGAGCGCGTTCTTCACCTCTCCCTGAGGGAGAGGTCGACGCGCGGAGCGCGGCGGGTGAGGGTTTAGGAACCTCTCCGGATAGCCCGTAAACCCTCACCCGGCCCTTCGGGCCGACCTCTCCCTCAGGGAGAGGTGAAAGGGCGCCGGGCGCCTCCTCCAACGCAAGCCTCAGCCGCTCCGCATTCCTCTGCAACGCCTCCGACACCGCCGGATCGACGGCCTTGCGCAAGGCCGCCGCCAGCGCCTGTCCCGTGAGCGCCCGCGCGTTCATCGCCTCTCCTCCGCCGCCTCGAGCACGAGAAAGCGCCGCGTCTCGTCCGGGTCGCGCCAGGCGGCGATGCGCAGGAGGCGTCCGCGATGGACGATCCGCATGCCGCCTTCGATGTCGCTGCGAAAACGGATGGTGATCCGATGCGTGATGCGGGTCGAAAGCCGGTCGGCTCCAAAAATCTCGCCGGCCGCGACGGGCTCGATCGCCGCCCAGAGCGTCGCGATCTCTTCCCAGGCGACCGTCGCGCCGCCACTGCCATCGGCGCTGCGGATCGGTCCCTCCAGCGTGACGCGGCAGGAAAGCTTGCCGGGATCGAGGCCGGTCACAGCGAGCGCACCCGGTAGGGCGCGACCAGCGCCTCGAAGCCGAGCGGCGCGACGTCGCCGGCACGGTCGAAGCCGACGGCGCCGCGATGCTCGTACCAATGCGCCACCAGCATCAGGATCGCCTGCCGGAGCGCCGCCGGCACAGCGAGGCTGGAGACGCCATAGCCGGCGGTGACGTCGATCTCGATGCCGTTGTCATAGAGCGCCGGCTGCGGCCGGAGTTTTGCGACGATACGCGACGGCAGGCGGGCGGCATCGACGCGGTAGGCTTCCGGATCGAGCACGGTCGCGGCGCCGACGATGTCGTAGCACGTGATGCTTTCGACCGAGATCAGCGGCGCAATCGGCAGCTCGATCGCCCGGCCGGACGGCCATTCGTCGAGATAGATGCGCCAGCCCTGCGCGATCAGCTTGCGCCGCGTCTCGCTCTCGACATGGGTGCGCGCCGCCAGGATCGCCGCCTGCAGCAGGCTGTCCTCCGCCGTGCCGTCGACGCGCAGATGCGCCTTCACATCGGCCAGCGACACCGGCTCGGTCGCCGGCGCGGAAATCAGCGCTGCGGTCATGATGGCTCCTTGGCGTGGGGATTTCGGGATGGGTCGGAGCGGTGCCCGCATGAGCGAGGCGCCGCTCCGGGCCGGCTCCGGCGGGAGGGGACCGGGGCCGGCGGTCCGACGATTGAGCTCGAAAACTCGCCGTCATCCCGGACGCAGCGAAGCGGAGATCCGGGATCCATACAGCCGAGATATCGGGAGGTTCGCGTACCGAAAACCCGGCTGCATGGATCCTCGCCTTCGCGAGGATGACGGCGGAGCGTGTGCGAAGAGAAAGGACTAGCTCGTGCCGAACTTCAGCAGCTTGATCGCGTCAAAATCCTGGACGCCGCCGCCGACGCGCTTGGTGGTGTAGAAAAGGACATAGGGCTTGGCCGAATAGGGATCGCGCAAAACGCGGACGCCGAGCCGATCGACAATCAGATAGCCACGGCGAAAATCGCCGAAGGCGAGCGACAGCGAATTGGCGGCAATGTCGGGCATGTCCTCGGCTTCCGTCACCGGAAAGCCCATCAGCGACGCCTCGCCGCCGGCCACCGCCGCCGGCTGCCAGAGATAGTGGCCGTCGGCATCCTTCAGCTTGCGAATGGAAGCCTGCGTCCGGCGGTTCAGTACGAAGCGGGCATTGGCGCGGTAGCCGGCCTTCAGCGTGTAGATCAGGTCGACCAGCACATCGGAGGGATTGCTGGAGGGGAGCGCGCCGGACGTGCCCGTTGCGACATAGCCGAGCTTGCCCCAGACCCAACTCGCCTCGGCGGCGGTGGTGTAGGCGAGAAACCCCTTCGGCTTGTTGCTGCCGTCGCCGGAGACGAACGCGGTGCCTTCCTGCGCCGCAAAGGCGCTCTCGACCTCGGCGGCAATCCAGTCGTCGATATTGACGGCACTGTCGTCGAGCAGCGCGGCGGTTGCCGCCGGCATGGCGTAGAGTTCCATCGCCGGGAAATCGAGCGCGGCGATGGTCGGCGACGTCGTCTGCGAGCGGCTGTCGGTCTCGCCGGCCCAGCCGACCGCAGGACCGGCCGTCATGAAGGGTTTGCGATAGGTGCCGGATGAGACCTGGCGGACATCGGCGATGGCGCGGATTGGCGAGATCGCGGCGAGGCGCTTGCCGATCTCCGTCTCGGTCTCGATCGGCACGAGATAGCCGCCATCGGCGTTCGTTCCGGCCGAGAGCGCCTTCTGCTCCAGACGGCGAAAACCGTCCTCGTCGCCGCCGCGCACATAGCTTTCGAACGCCTGCTTGTGCTCGGACGGCCGCGCCGGACCGCGCTCACCGGAGAGCGGCGGGCGGCGGCCCTTCAGCGTCAGCTCGTCGAGCGCCTTGTTGATGCGGTCGAGCTTGTCGGTGGTAACGACGTCGGCGGTGAGCTTGGTCTCGATCTCGGAGAGCCGCTCGTCATTGGTGTCCTTGAACGCCTCGAAGGCACGCATGAAATCGTCGAAGGCGGCGGAAACGTCGCCGCTCTCGGCGGCCTTCGCCTCGGGGGCAGAGCCGGAAATCTCGGTCATCGATTTGTCCTTGTCGGGTGGAGTGCAAGACGTCTGTCGGTTAGCGAACGAGTCTGCGGGTCGGGTGAAGGGAACGGGCGGCGCGGCGCATCCGGGCCGCCAGGCCCGTCGTCTTGACGCTCGAGACACGAGCGTCGGGTTGCATCGGGAAGGTGACGACCGAGATCTCCCAGAGGTCGATCTCGATCAGGTTGCGGATACCGGCCGCCCGGTCGGCACGCGCCTTGACCGTCTTGAAGCCGATCGACAGCCCGTCGAGCGCGCCGGCCCGCATCAGGCTCGCCACCTCGCGGCCGCGCGCCACGTCGGCCATCAGCCGGCCGCGCACATAGAGGCCGCGCGGGTCCTCGCGAATCTCCATCCAGACGCCGATCGGCTCGGCCGGATCGTGCTGGTAGAGCATGCGGATGCCGGCCGCGCCCCGGGCGCCGACCGAGCGGCGAAACGCGCCCGGCAGCACGAGATCGCCGGACAGA